TAGGTAATTCTACTGACTTTTTAATTGTTCCAAATCTATTACATGATTATTTTATTAAAGGTATAAGACCAGAACAAGCAATTCATAATTACAAAAATATATTCTTGTATTGTGCTAGTCAAAAAGTAGATAAGAGTTATTATGTAGAATTAGATGGTAAAAGAATTCCACAGAGATTAAACAGATATTATGTTTCTAGAAGAGGATCATATCTTTATAAATGTAGAGATGGTAAGAGACATCACTTACTTAAAGGGAATGGAGTAATGTTGTATAATCAACATATAGAACAACCTTTTGAAAAATATAATGTCCATCTACCATTTTACTTGAAACAAGTTAATGATATGATTTCTAGATTAGAAAATCACAATCAATTAGAATTATTTTAAAATGGTAAAGAAAAAAGAAGAGATAGTATTTGTTTCTTATAGATCTAATTATTTAGATGTTGATCCAGAGGTTGCAAAAGAATTAGGTCTTAAAAATGGAGATCGTACAAATGATATTTTAAAAATAGTAGAAGGTAATTTGGAAAGTGTAAAGAAAAAACTTAACAATACTAAGAATAAACCCGCTTCTTAAATTATGTCTACAGAACTCAAACTGCTAATTCAATTAATTATTCTATTAAGAAATAGAAGAAAATTGGGTAAAGAAACGGACGAGGAATTTAAACTAGAAGGTGAGATTGCTGACTATTTAAAAGAAACTGGAAATTACCAGACCTATTTAAATATTTCTAATGGTACAGAAAAATTATGAGCAAAATAAAAGAATTACTTGATAAATACAGAATTGATACAGATCATTATGCAGATCAACAATGGTATGATGAGGATGTAGAAAAAGCCCTAATTGAATATGCCATTTGGTATACTGAGAAATGTATTGAAGAATTAGATGGTGGTAGATGTATAATTGAATTTAACAAATTAACTCACATATCATCTGATAATAGTTTAAAACGAATTATTCAATTACCACCACATGAATAAAATATATGAATGTATAGTTGGTAGTGTGGCATATGGTACTAATATTCCGGGTGTGAGCGACGTGGATTATAAAGGAATTTATTGTCAATCAAGAGATGATCTACTTGGAGTAAAATATCAAGAACAATTAAATCCAGATAAAGATACTTCTTATTATGAAGTTAGAAGATTTGTTGATTTATGTGGCTCTGCTAATCCTAATATTCTAGAAATGTTATTTGCTGATGAAAGTTGTATTAAACAAACTTCTCCAGCATTTCAAATTCTTAGAGATAATAGATTTTTATTTCTCACTAAACAATGTAAGAATAGTTTTGGTGGTTACGCAGTAGGTCAAATTAAAAGGGCTAAAGGATTAGATAAAAAGATGAATTGGGAGAAATCTCAAACAATTAGAAAGACTCCACTAGATTTTTGTTATATTCAATATCAAAGTGGAAGTATTCCTATTTCTCAATATCTTAAAAAGGAAAATCTAAAGCAAGAATATTGTGGATTATGTGCAATAGACCATATGCCTAACTGCTATTATGTTTATTATGATTATCCAAAGCAATATGGAGATGATACTAATACTGGTTATCAAGGATTTGACTATAAAGGTATTATTCGAGAAAATTCTAATGAAATTAGATTATCAAGTATTCCTAAAGAGCAAGTAGGTCAACATTTAGGTATTATGTATTACAATGCAGATGCTTATTCTATTCATTGTAAAAAGCATACAGAATATTTAACATGGTTAGAGAATAGAAATACTGATAGATATGTTGATACAGATAATCATGGTCAACAGATTGATGGTAAGAATATTATGCACTGTATGAGATTAATTGATTGTGCATTAGAAATAGCACAAACAGGTAATTTAACAGTATTCAGACCTAACAGAGATGAATTACTAGATATTAGAAAAGGTAAATGTAACTTAGAAAAAATTATTCAAGATGCTGAAGATAAAATTCAATTAATGGATGAATTATTTAGTAAATCAGATTTACCTGATGGAGTCGATTTAGAAGTTAAACATAATTTAATTTTAGAAGTAAGAAATTGTTATTATAATGATTAAACTGTATTTAAAAGAACCAGAGATTCTGGTAGGTATTTTTACTTATCAAGATCTCTGGAACTTTAGATATAGCAATGAATACCTGAAAACAGACTTACCATTAATTTGGGAATTTCCTAACCTTGGAGACAACATATCAGAGTATATGCCCCAAGTGCTTAGGATGAGATTTAAAGGTAATAAAGGTATTAAAAAGAAAGGCTTAGAATTTGAACTAAGTCAATTAAGGAAACAGGGGAATAATGGAAATTCCCTTTACAAAATAGAATTTGATGATAGTAGAACACAATGACATAAAGTATATTGTAAAATTTGGCTATTACCATTCCCGGAGAAAGACTTTGGTAGAATGCGTAGTTTATACCAAAGAACAGGGTTATGACAATCCTGAAATTAGAGAAGTAGTTGATTATCCATATCAATACTTCTGTAAACAAAAGGCTAGAAATATAGCCTTAAAATCCGTACTAGCAGATCAACTACATGACTTTAGAATGTCTGTGTGGGATCAATATTTTATTGAATCAAAAATTTATCCACGTAATAAAAAAGTAAAGAATGAAAAACTTTCAGTTTAACAGAGACACATTTAACACTTGGTACAACAGTACCACATCTATTGAAGATTTTGCACAACAACTTTCCACAGAATTTGAGACCAAAGTGTCTGTAGGTTTAATTCGTAAAGCATGTGCTGAATTAAATTTAGATCTTCGTAAAAGAAAGAAAGGTAATCGTATTACATTTAGTTTTACAGATCAAAATGATTATCAGGATTTTGATTTTGCAACAGAAGATCAAAATAAAATGCTTGGTTAATGGATAATAAGGATATTGTATTCTTGTATGAAAATCAATCATCAATTAAAGCACCACCACCAATTCGAGATGCTTTTATTAGAGTAATTACAGAATTGTATGATATTACTTTATTGTATGATGAGTTTCCTACAGAAGAATTTAATGATGAAACTTATCTTGATGTAGATGCTAATGATCCATATGAAACTGTTGATGATATGATTCGTCAAGAGCAGTATGAAGAATTGAGAGCAGAACATGATTTAAATAGAGAGAAAGATGAATATTTCCAAACAGGAAGACTTAACTATTAAAGTTAATTATGGTACTTCTGGTCAAACTTGGGATGGTGGTGATTTAAGAGGAATATTTAGAGGTGCTCAAAAAGAATCTGATGGTAAACTTAAATGGGATTCATTCTTATGGAAAGCATTAACTAGAGTTAATATCAGGTGGCAAGAGAATAAATCAAAATATCCTGTACATAATCATCTGTTACCATTATCTAGAACAGAGTTAGAGGATGCAATATTCAGACACTATCTTCAGTTAAAGGCTGATAATAAATCTGAAGATCATTTATCTGCTATTGTTCTAAATGCTATGATGATTATTGAAGGGGAAGAAAATGGAACAATTATAAATGATGGAATTAAAGAGTGGGTTAAAAGCACTGTTCCACAACAAGGGGATTAATCCAGATGAAACAATAGCATTTTTATTGGCAATTAAGCACGATCTAGATGTATCTACATCTGATGATATATACAGAGTTTTATCAAAAAACAAGTATATTGATAGAGATCATAATTCTGGTAAAATTGTATGTTTGATTGGATTATATGAGGGTGAGGAAGGTATTGAGTTAGATGATAGTATTTATAATGAGGTTGAGAGAAGAATTGATGAATATCGAAGATTGTTTAAATCTGTAAGAACAGGTGGAATGGGTAATAAAAGAACATGCATAGATGATATATCTAAGTATTGTGCTACCAATAATAAATCTTTTGATGACATTCTTGAAGTAACTCAGTGGTATTTACAAAATGCTAAACTTCCTTGTAATGCTGATAACTTTATTTATCATACTGATCCTGTTAGTGGAAAAATCAAATCAAGGATAGAAACTATTTTTGATGAATATCAAAATCAAGAGGAAACATGGAAAACCATTTAGATCCGAAGTTTATTAGCATAGAAGGATTATTTCCTGATCTATCTAAATTCTTACCGGGATTAATTAGAGGTACTTATTATTGTGTAACCGGAGCAACTGGTTCCCGGAAAAAGTAAATTTGCCAGATACGTTTATGTAGATTGGGTATACCATTACTGTAAAGAAAATAATATTCCATTTAAAGTGGTATATTTTGCTTTAGAGGAATCAGCAGAATATTTCTGGACAACTATCTTGTTAGATAGATTTAGAGAAAGATTTGGTAAAGCCTTAACTTACTATCAATACAAAGGCTATCATAAAGGAATGACTAAAGAGGATTATCAACAAATTCAAGAAGTAATTCCTGAAGTTGAAGATATGAAGAAATATGTCATTGTGTATGATAGTGTTTCAAATCCTACAGGATTATTAAAAACTGTAGAAAAGGAATTGGAAGGACTTGGTAGAGTAGTTAAAGGGGAAACTATTATAGATGAATTTGGTAATGAGATTACCAAGAAAGAGTTTGTCTATAACGATCCTGATTTTCATTTAGTTGTAGTAGCAGATCATATAGGATTACTTGCTCCTGAAAAAAATGAATTTGCTCCAGTAACCAATTTACATCAAGCAATTGGTAAATGGTCAGAGTACGTTATTAAATTAATCTGTAAGAGATATAATTCTATTGCAGTATCAGTACACCAACAACAAATGAGTGGTGAGAACAATGACAATTTTAAACTTGGAAGGTTAGAACCTTCAGAAACTAAACTTGGTGATAATTTGCTCGTGGGTAGGGATTATATGGTAACTATTGGATTATTTAATCCTATTAAATATGGTCTAAATACATATTTAGATTATAATACTAGAGAGTTAGGTGATAACTTTAGATCTGTTCATGTTATTAAACATAGAAATGGATTATCAGGTTTAGCAAAAGGAATGTGGTTTGATGGGGTCAGTAATAAGTTTATTGAACTACCCAAACCAAAAACAACAGAACTAATAACATTTATAAATAAATTTAAAAACAATGTTTGATTTACCAACAACAAGTACAGTAACAACAAAGAATCCAAGACGTTTAGTAGTATTTGCTCATACTAAAGCACGGAAAAACAGAAACAATAAGCAAGTTACCAAATAACTTAATTATTGATTTAGAGCAAGGAGCAGAGTTTGTGGAATGTGTTAAGTTAGATGTTATTGATATTGTTCGTAAGAATAAATCCAATCCTTTAATAATTATTCAAGAACTTGGTAAAAAGTTAGATAATTATTATAATGAACATGGTAAATATCCTTATGACTATTTAACAGTAGATACAACTTCTGCTTTAGAAGAATTTGCAAGAAAGTATGCTACTATTATGTATAAAGCAACTCCAATTGGTAAGAGTTTTGCTGGTACTGATGTAGTATCTGAATTACCATCAGGAGGTGGTTATGATTGGCTTAGAAAAGCATTTGATGAACTTCTCAAACCTATTGAGAATAGATGTAACAAATGTTTTATCTTAGTAAGTCATGTTAAGAATTCTTCTATCAATAAACAGGGTAAGGATTTACAGGCTAAGGATATTCAATTGACAGGTAAACTTAAATCAATTGTATGTGCAGAAGCAGATGCTATTGGTTATATTTACAGAAACCCCCAGAATGCTAATCAAACGATGTTGAGTTTTAAAACTCATGAGCAGGATCTTGCTACTGGTGCTAGACCAGATCATTTGGCTAATCAAGAGTTTGTAATTCTTGAATTAGAGAATCCTGATTATATTACCAAGAAAGAACCACGAAAGTTTAAAAACAATTGGAATCAAATCTTTTTAGATTAATGAAATTAGATAAAACTCAAATTAATGCTCTTGCAGGAAAAATAGCAAGAGAAATTAATATTATCAAACAACAGGAGTATGATAGTATCTTTCAACAAAAGAAACAAGAAATGCAATCTAAAGTAGATGCTGATCTAACTTTTGTAGAAGCACTACTTAGTAAATCTCCTGTCTATGTAGCATATCAAGTATATTCATTTCCTAACTGTACGTTTGGGAAAAGTGGAAAAGTATCAGATTATCAAGTACAAAATCACTTTGGTCTGATTAATAAAGCAATAACTCAAGAACAGATTAGAGAAGATTTAATTCTTGAGACAATTGAAGATTACCAAACATTAGATTCACTCATTCAAACAATTAAAAATAAGTATGTCACAAACTAACAATCCTTATGCTGGTACTAAAGTAGGTGCTGGTCAGTATCAAATTTACACAGGTCTTGAGAATTTTGTATTCTTGGGTGTTAATCCTAACAAACAACAATTGGAAGAATGGCAGGGTAGAGAAATTACCTATGATCCATCTTATGATATTGTACAAGATCAGAATGGTAATAATCAACGTCCACTACATATCTTCTTGAAAGGTGATACTGTTGGTGTACAACGATTTATTCTTAACATTGGTGATAAACAACCAGTAACACAATCTGGCAATTATCAAATCATCACATCTACTGGTAATATTCTTTGGGCTAAAGCAGCAGGAAGTCAAGAAGTTAAACCTGAATTTGCTAGTCACAAACCATTGGTTGTTGGTGAAGCAGCACTAATTACTTTTGTACAACGTCTTGTATCATTTGACCGTACTTCTGGTGAAGATTTTTATACTCAAATGCAACAACTTAAACAAGATGCTAGCACCGTATTTAGTGGTGATTATAGTGGCTTGAATAACCTTGCTAAGATGATGGATGGTACTTATGTTACTTTGCCAATGGTAGTAAAGGATAAGGATGAAGCAACTCAAGATGGGGGTATTGTAACTAAACAACGTATGTCTATTGGCGCTACTCAATATAATCTTGATAAGATTATGTTCTCTGGAAAAGTATCTGACTGGTCTAAAGGTCAATTTACTAAAAATGTTACAGCAGATAACAATCTTCTCAAAGGTATGTATACTGTAGATCTTGTACCATTTAACCGTGATACTGTTCTTAATAATGTTCCTAATAATCCATCCCCATCAGTAGGTTGGACGGTCTAATATGTATAAAGGCTGTTCAACTTATATAAACAAAGATGAACTGCTTGATATTATTAGTCAGGAGCAAGTATTTCTTAGATTTCTGAATATATATCCAGATCTAAATAAGAAATATAAATCTCCATTTAGAAATGATAGTGATCCGGGATGCCGATTTGTATGGTATTCCCGGATTACTTTATTTTGTAGACAATGCAACTTATAAAGGTAAGTTATATTGGAATATATTTGATGTTGTACAAGAAGTAAAGCATTGTAATTATAAACAAGCATTACAAGAAATAGCAAGTACAACTACTAAGCAGTTAGTGTCGTCTAGCAACAGGAATATTAGTAAACTTAAAACACAAATCCGATTTACACATAAAGAATTTAGTACCAATATATTTAATTTGGATAATGCTCAACTAAATAAAGAATTAATATTTTTAGTTGA